AAAGGATATATTGCTGACGGCAGTCATGGTTTTAATGCTGGAATGGAAGCACGTGATAAATGGTTGCCAAAAACAGTTGATGAACTACGTGTTGCTACTAATCCTAAACAAGAATATGATTTGAATGGACTTCAAGGACCAGCACAAACTGTAATCAAAAATGTTGGAATTGAAGGCAAAATAGAGAAATATAGACCTGACACATTTTTTATTAATACTCAAGATCGTTGGTTAACTACCACTGGAGCTGAAAAAGCTGGACAATTAGTTCCTGATTATATTGTTAAACCTTCAACAAGAAATGAAACAACTAATTATCAACATGGAACCCCAAATGCTGTTCTTAAGACAGCTAGTTATGTTCCTACACAAAATGAACAAACAAAAAGAATACAATTAGAAGGGTTTGATGTCGGACATTCAACGGCAACTAAAACTGCCCCACTTCAACAACAATTATTAGAAAAAAATCAAAATAGTCATACTAATTATGAGAATAATCGTTCTGTAAATCAACAACCTCAAATTTTTGGCTCTGGATTTTCTAGTACCATTGGTGCGGTTATTGCCCCAATTATGGATATACTAAAACCTTCTAGAAAAGAAGAGTACTCTTGTAATATGCGTGTATATGGTAATATAGTTGGTGAAGTTCCAGGAAATTATGTATTAACCCATGGTGATATCCCTAATACAACAATTAAGGAAACTACTATTTATCAACCAAATGGATACATTAATAGTCAAAGTGATAATGCAGGATATTTAGTAAATGAACAACAACCAATAACTAATCAAAGAGATAGTGTTAATCATGATAGCTTTATGGGAATGTCATCTAAATATGGAAATCGTCAATATGATGCTGTTTATAGACAAACTAACAGCGAAGCAAAAGAAAAAACTATTATTGGACACACTAATCAAGGAAATGCAAAACATTTTAATCCACAAATTAATGTAACAATGTCTAAATTAGATACTGACCGAGAAAATAATAGATTATGGGCTCCATCTGCAATAATTCCAAAAGGTCCTTCAGTACAAACATATGGTACAATAGCACATGTGCCACAATATTATGAACAGGGACAAGGTTGTGACCGTATTGCTCCTGACTTATTAAAAGCTTTTAAAGAAAATCCTTATACACATAGTTTGACAAATTCTGTATAAACCCCAAAATATATATATGTATACAAAAACCTTCAAACTTTCATTCACAATAATATTTTACCCCTTTGAAAATTTCAAAGGGGTAAAATAAACTATTGTAAAATACGTTATATTAAAATATAAAAAAACTTAAATAATAATAGTTAACATAACACATGTCACTAGAAATTCATCAAAACATAAAAGAAAAACTGGAATACTTTAATTCAACACATAAAATACCAAATATTATTTTTAATGGACCAAGTGGTTCAGGTAAAAGTACAATTGTAAATTATTTTGTTTCATTAATTTATAATGGAAATAAGGAAAAAATAAAAGAGCTTGTAATGTATGTTAATTGTGCTCATGGAAAAGGTATTAAATTTATTAGGGAAGAATTAAAATTTTTTGCGAAAACTCATATTAATTCAAATGGTGGAGATACATTCAAAAGTATTGTGTTATTTAACGGTGATAAACTAACAATGGATGCCCAATCCGCTCTAAGACGTTGTATTGAGTTATTTAGTCATAATACAAGATTCTTTATAATTGTAGAAGATAAGTACAAACTATTAAAGCCTATTCTATCACGATTTTGTGAAATATATATATCAGAACCAGAATACGAAGGAAAGATTATAAATCTATATAAATATAATTTGGAAGAAACATTTAAACTAACAGATATTAAAAAACAAAGAAATGATTGGTTAAAAAAAGAAATACAAAAGTCAATTAAATCTAATATGGATATTGATGAATTACAAGTATTTGTAACTAAATTATATGAAAAAGCATATAATACATTAGATATAATAAAACTAATAGAAGATGGTTGTGTTTCATTAGATGATGAAAAAAGATATGAATTATTAATAGCATTTAATGCAATAAGAAAAGAATTTAGAAATGAAAAATTATTATTAATGTTTGTGATTAACTTCACTTTCATAGATAACAAAAAATGTTTAGAAGTGAACATGTAACATATTATATTTATGAACAAAACTTATCTTTATCAATTATAACTTCTTTAGAAATTATTTTTATATATTTTTTACTATATAAAAATCGGCGTTTGAAATGTTAAAAGGTGTAATAACATCAATAATCATCTTTGTTTTGTTAGTTTGTATACATTTTTTTATATGTTTCCATAGACCACTGTTGGTCTTATATTTTTGATAACAATATTGACATATATGTTCATAAGTTTCCAAAGTTGCTCCTTTTGCCCCAAAATCATGTCCAGTAATTTCCTGGTTATGTTTTGATGTGGATATATATCGTTCCCAATTATATTTTTTACAGCATGTAAAGTCACATTTTTAACAATAATATTTTTTTTGCTCTTTTTTGCCCCTTTTTGCCCCTAAATTATTTCCTAAAATTTCCATATAATTGAATAATATTATATATCTAAGTTATTTTTTAGAAAAGTAATGAAAATTTATCATAACACTTTTTTTCGATCAAGAACTGAAAATAATAGCATTATGTTCACAAATCGCAACTTTGAGGGTCTTTTTCAAAACTATTTTGGATTTTTCAAAAATGGACATAAAAAAATGTCCAAAATCAAAAACCCAAAATACTTTTTGAAAAATATTTATGACTGAAAAGTTCGGCAATATTTTAATTGTATAGTTGTGAGCATATATCGTCTTAAAATAAATAATATATAAATAAAACCATAATTTCAGTAAGAAACATAATAAATCTTTAACAAATTAGTTTAAATTATAAAAATATTTAATCAAATATTTACATTATGGATGATTTTAATGTTAGTTCATTACACGAATCAAAGAATGAATGGGGAGCACGATTACTTACTATTTTAACTCCACTAATTATTGAAGGTTTAAAATCTATTTTTGATGAATCTTATAAACTCTGTAAAGATAATAATGAAACTGAAAAATATTTAATGACATTTCAAAACTTCATTACAAGAATTCCAAAATGGAATAGTACTATTATTGAAACCGAAAAAAAGAGAATTATTGAAAGAAGTGGATGTTCTTATTTAGAAGAATTAGTTACTTGTATTCATATTATACAACTAAAATTACTAACAGCAATGAGAGTTGGACAAAAACAAAAGAAAATTGACATAAACATTCCAAAATTAGATGATTTTATTCATAAATGTTACATCAATATTGCCAGAAAAGTTTATAAAAATGTTTATCTATTTGAATTGAATTGTCCTCCTCTACAAATTCAGAGACATAATAGAGAATTAGAGATAATTGTTCAAGAATGTATTTTAAATGCAGTAAGAGATAGTATTCCAGTTGAAAGTATACTAAAGGCATATATGGATGAAACAGTTGAAGAAGAAGTTGTTGAAGAAATTAAAGAACAAGTAATTGAACCACTCCCTGTTACTGAAAAACAAACTATTTTTGAAGGAAAAGATGGAAATATAAGCTTAAAATTTAATGATGTAGACTCTGTTATGACAAAAAATGGAAAAGAAGAACTTATTGAAGCACCAAAAACTATTGAGAGATTAGAAGAAATAAGCGCTTTGAGAAATATGCAAAGAAAGATGGAAGAGGAAGAAGATAACGAAAAACTAAAGATTTCTAATGAAGAAGTTTCTTTAGATATTTTAGATGTACATAATATTAATTCTACAGAAGAAGTAAAAAATAATGATTTGTTGTTAGATGATATAGAAATTTTAGCATAAATCATAAACTACATACGTTTAGTAATAATTTTGGCTTTTAGTTTTGCATAATATTTTTACTTTTTACAGGTAAAATGCGTTATTTTAAATTTAGAAATGTAAAAATATATTGTAATATGGATAATATATTTTTAGTAGCGGGAATTATATCCGTAATTTTTTTTATTTGTAAGTTTTTAGAAATGAGATACGTTGATCAAGAATTAAAACCTTTAAAATTTTTAATTAGAGATTCTTTGTTAGTTTATGTAAGTGTTGTTTGTGGCAGTGTTATAATAGACCAATTAAAAACAGTTATTAGTGAAACAGAAAACCCAGTAGCTCCTTTAGCATTTACTGATAATCCACCATTTTAACGACCAGTCCACACTTTAACAAAAGGGTGTATTAATTTTTTATTGTTTAAATCATTACTATAATCATTATAATTATAGTTAAATGCTCTTGATTGTCTCATTATATCTCCAAATAATGAATTAATTTTGAGTATGTTTGGATATTCTTGACAAAATAATAATCCTAATATTCTTTCAAGACTACACCGATCAGTTCTATTGTGTATTGTATGTACTAAATTAGAAATTCTATATTTTTGTTCTAAATATTCTAAAAATCCTAATTTAATATAACATTGACCTCCAAAACACAAATTAAAATTATTATTTTTCATTCCTAAAATAATTTCATCTTGTTTTTTAATTTTATTTATTAAAAATTTACTATTTTTTAAAGATGACACTATACGTATTATATTACTTACATTTTCTTTATCGTACTTATGATGCCATAATGGTATAACAGGTATAATAGACATTTGTTCGAAAGGAATTCTTTTATGTATAAATAGACTATCATGTATTATAACTGCATTTGGAAACCATTTATACTTTAAATAATAATAATATGGTAAAAGTTCACCTCTCTTAGGATATTCAGATTGAATAATATTTAAATTTTTATAATCAAAATCAGAATTGACTAATTCCTGATTACTATTGTCATCAATAATAACAATTTGATTTAAAGGATAAAATGTACTAATTAATTTTACACATTGATTCCAATACTTGTTAGTTTGTGTTGAATTAACATGCCGAGTTATTATAAATCCATAATTTGACATTTATATATAATATATATTATAATATATAATATATTATACCTTTGGACATTTACTGTGCTTCGACGAAATGCAAGTAATCAATAAGCAATATTTGTTAAATATATGACGGTAAATCATCTATATTTATTATAAATTCATTGTTAGAAATTATTTTATTTGTATTTGATACTAAATATTTATTAAATTCTGGACGAACTAATTGTGCTTGAGGAGTATGATTATGGACATGTCGTGCAATCATTTTATAAAGTTTAAAATCAGGATAACGTTCAACCCCATTATTTTTATATAACATATTAATACCATTGTCATCAATACACCAATCTATTATTAATCTAACTAATGGCGAACAATCATTATATGAACTGGTAAATTGTTTAATTACATCAAAGTCATCAACAACATAATCAAAAATAGAACATGCCAATCTACACAAATCAAAACTAAAATTAGGTTCTAAACGAGGTTTTTTATCATTAAAATATGGTTCGGTATTATATTGTGTAGCAGCATCTCCGCCTATTTGAAAACTATCGCTACAAAATAATTTACCGTTAAATTTATATATAGCACGTCCAAAATCAATCAATTTAAATATTTTTCCATATGTTGGTACCTTATAGGTTTTTTTTTTATAGGTGTAATAAATAAATTTTTTGTTAGTAGGAATATACATAACATTATTTGTATGAAGATCATTATGAGTAAATGAAAACATTTTTTGATAAGTAATTAAAATCATAATAATTTGCATTAAAGCTGAAAACCATTCATCCTCACTTAAATTCTCATTAATAATTAAATTATCAAATGTATTTTCACATTTTTCAATACAAATAACTTGTACAGGAAATTTAGGAAATGTTAACATAATATATTCTTCTTCAATAGTTGATAAATCACAATCATCAAATTGACTATCATTTTGGTTATCTTCTCCATTATTAGAACCGCTTGTTAGTTCTAAATGAATTTCATTATTGTCATCATTATTGTCATCATTATTGTCATCATTATTGTCATCATTATTGTCATCATTATTGTCATCATTATTGTCATCATTATTGTCATCATTATTGTCATCATTATTGTCATCATTTGTATGAGATGTTCTAGATGAGCAAGTTGAACCAGATTTTAATGTATCAGACTTATATTGATTAGATATATCAAAATAATTAGAGTTAGTAATATCAACAAGTTCTTGTCCGTTTTTAATATCATTAAGAGATACAACATTTTGTTCATTATTGTCAAAAATATTGTCAAAAATATTATCATCAATCGATTTAACTGATAATACAGTTTTTAAACTAGTTGAAATCTTAAGAGGTTGTAATGGTTTAACTTTATTAGGAGTAATTAAATGTGAATAATCTTCAACATTAAATAAATTACCATTTTGTTTATTAAAAAAGTCAGATTGAATTAAATATTCAAGATCATCAATAATATTAATTTTATAATCATTTTTAATTGCTAAAAAAGAACCATAATAATCAATCCCATGAATAAATTTATGTTCTTGTAAAACTTTACTAGTTAAAAAATAGAAAAACCCATCAATAAATGATGAGTTATTAGGGTCAGAAATTTTAGGATGAACTTTAATAGTTTTATCAAATGATGGTAGATTAAATAATTGAGAATCAGTATAATTATATTTACCGACTAAATATTTAAAAGGGTCTAATAAAGGTGCCATTTTAATAAATATTTGTTGTGTATTAGAAATATAATTGTCATCTGATATATGTTTAAGTTTACAATTAAAAATATGTTTATCATCTGTGTCATCCATATTTTTGCTAGATTTATGTGAATCTTTGATATCAAATATAGCCAAACGATGATTTAAATTAATAGAATTCCAATTAGTATTATTTAATGAAAAAAATCTATCATATATTGGAATATAATTTTGTACATTAGATAAATTAATGCTTTTGTTAGTTTGAAATTTGTTGAAAAGATTAATATTCTTTCTCTTCTGATAATTAACAGAAATATTCATTAGCTAATAAAATAATAAAAATATTAATTAAAATAATATTTAACTTATTATCCTTAATATTTGATAATTACACCGACCAAAAAGAAAATTTTGTTTTCTAAATCACTTATTGTAATCCTCATTATAATAAATTAAGCAAATTATTTGTAATATATTTTGTCTTATTTTACTATGTAGTGCTTTTCGGTCGGTGTAAGGATATTTTACAAAATACGAAATACGTTAAAATAAATTATCTTTTAATATTTAAAAATATATATATATGAATTTAGAGTTAAAACGGTTTGATATGAAAAGCATAATTTTTAAGCCAAATGTAAATCCAAATGAATCATCTAAAGGTCCAGTGATTGTGTTAATAGGAAGACGTGATACAGGTAAATCTTTCTTAGTAAGAGACCTATTATATTATCATCAAAATATTCCAATAGGTACTGTTATTTCAGGAACTGAAGAAGGAAATGGTTTTTATGGTAAAATGGTGCCAAAATTATTTATTCATAATGAATATAATACTGTAATTATTGAAAATATTTTAAAACGCCAAAAAGGTGTTTTAAAACAAATAAGGAAAGAAATAGATACTTTTAAACGATGTACAATTGATCCTAGAACATTTGTTATTCTTGATGATTGCTTATATGATAACACTTGGTCTCGTGATAAGATGATGCGACTTCTCTTTATGAATGGACGTCATTGGAATATTATGTTACTCATCACAATGCAATATCCTTTAGGTATTCCACCAACTCTCAGAACTAACATTGATTATGTATTCATTTTAAGAGAGCCATATATTGCAAATAGAAAACGTATTTATGATAATTATGCTGGTATGTTTCCAACATTTGAGTCTTTTTGCCAAGTGATGGACCAATGTACAGAAAATTATGAATGCCTAGTCATACACAATAACTCCAAATCAAATAAATTACAAGACCAAGTATTTTGGTATAAAGCAGACCAACACAATGAGTTTAGATTAGGCTCTAAAGAATTTTGGGATTTATCAAAGCAACTTAATGATGATGATGATGATGGTGAACCATATGATCCAAATAATGTGAAGAAACGTGGACATGGACCAAAAATAGCAGTTAAAAAGAACAAATGGTAACGCTAAATATGATTATTATAGGTCGTTTTGTCATCATTATGATAAATTTTTAAAAAAACAATGTATACTAATCCAATAAATAATATAACAGTAGGTCCATATATTTCAGGAGCATTATTTACAAAACCATAAATAATAAGTAATAATTGAGCAATAACATTGCCTAACAAATAAAACCAATTAAAGCTACTTGTATTTTTTGTTTTGTTAATATTTAATACAAGAGAAAAGAAAGAAATTACATTAAACATAAGAGAAGATGTTGCTAAAAAACTATATTTACCCATATATAATTCCAATATATAATTCCAATAAAAAATTGATTATATAAAATGGGCGTTTTAAATGAGAAAAGGTGTAAAATTGATTTATAATTTTAAATACTAAATTTATTCATTCAAAATAAATAAATAAAATGATGATTATGAAAATTGAAAATCTTGTTCCAGGGACCGTGATAAAAAGACCATCAAAAATAATTAAATCCCCATATGTAGCTGATGTAAATATTGACAATACTGAGTTTTTAGCTCATACTGCCGCGCTTGGTTGCTGTGGCTTATGTGATAATGGAGCATCTATTTTATTAGCTCCATTAAATAATAAATCTAAGAAAACTAAAAAATCTAAAAACAATGAAACAGAAGATCCTATAAAATGCGTATATAGCGCTCAATTATCTGTTATTAATGAAAAAGATACTGAAATAATTGTCGGTATTCATCCTAAATTAGCAGAACAACTAGTTGAAAATTGTCTTAAAAAAAATTATTTATCGTCTTTACAAGATTGTAAAAAATATAGAAGAGAAACTGTCATCTTTGTTGAAAACAAAGTCGATTCACGATTTGACTTTACGGGAATTGATAAAAATAATATTCCCTTCATTATGGAAGTAAAAAATGTACCGCTTGCCGATTATGAAGACATAAGCGCTAAAGACCGAAAAAAAATGTGCTATGATGACCGAGCTATTGATTCTAAAATCGCGTATTTCCCAGATGGTTACAGAAAAAAAAGCACTGATACTGTCAGTCCTCGCGCTTTAAAACATATTCACGAATTAACGCTAATAAAAAAAGAATCAATTACTCGTTGTATAATGTGTTATGTTATACAACGAACAGATGTAGACCGTTTTCAGCCGTCCATTATAGACCCTGAATATAGACAAGCTGTCAAAGAAGCGGTTGAAGCTGGTGTAGAAATAATCACGCTTGTGGTTAAATGGACACGTGAGGGCGAGGCTTATTTTGTTAAAGATAACCTGTTTATGGTGCCGTTTTCTTAAATTATATTTTAGTAATTACACCGTCATTCTTATTATCCTCCTTATCAACCTTTTATCATCCTCCTTATCATCCTTTTATCATCCTTTTATCATCCTCCTTATCAACCTTTTTATCATCCTCATTATCAGGCTTTTTATCTTCTACTTTTACATCTTCAATTTGTAAAACAGCTTTTTTATCAGGATCTACATCATTATATTGAATTTTACCCTTTAAGTATGCCGAATAAAAGACATTTTTTTCTGTATTAGCAGTAGCATATATATCACCTAATTTAGTAAGCATAAATAATATGTTAGTAATATATGTTGATGTAGTTTGATTATCTAAATAATAATCAAAAACAACAAAACCACTTAGAATTGTATTAAAAATAAAGAGAAAAATAGACGCATAAGATGTACGTTGATACCATTTATCTAAAAGTAAAATGTTATTTCTTTTCTCTAGTGGCAACATTTCAAGTACTTTTCCAACGGAATCATTATCACAAGGAACATTCTTATTTACATCTAAATAGGTAATTAATCTATTTTCTCTCTTTACTTCACAATAATATAATGTTAAAAATGAGAATAATGTAATAAAGTTTACAATTAGACCAGCATTATATAAATGATTTTCCCAAATCATATTTTCACTTAATGAACAAACATGATCATTGCATTTTTGAGGAACAAATAAAACAAGTAATGATGAAACTAAGACTCTATATAACTCTATAGCTACTAAAGGAATAAAAGCAATTTTTTGTTGAAAATCCTGATCATTAATTTTATTTTTAATAACATCTAAAGAACAACATGCTTCTCTTTTTTTTATTTCATCTATTTTATGTTCAATAGCTACAATTTGTTTTTCAGTTTCAACGATTTTTTTTAAATCATCTCTAATTGTTTCTTGAGTAATAATATTGTTTCCGTTTTCAACGTCCATTTAATATTTATAAATATTATTTTTATAAATATTTTACTTATAATATATTACTATTTATATTTCATTCTCTATAATATATGTGAAAAATAAAACAAGACAGCGAAAATTAAAGAATTACAAGGTTTAGAAAAATCGGCGTTTTTACAAGTTATAAAATGTCCAAAGGTGTAATAAGTTCTTCGTTATTCATTAAGGTAATATAATAAATTATTTTTATATAATTTTCACTATATAAAAATCGCCGAAACGCCTAAATATTTGTGATGAAAAATAACTTAAAGACAATACAATAATGTATATTAAGTAATAATGATAATAAATGGGGTTACTTCCAAACTTGAAAAAGTTTGTTTAGCAGTGTTTCGTGAAACCCAAAGTCAAATAAAGCGTGACACAATTGCTACTCATTTCGTCCTCCACCTGTAAATTAATAATTAAGCAGGATATGAAGTTGAACCATCGTTAA